CGCCGCACCTGTTAGCAACGCACTATATCTATTGCCTAACCTATCTAACCCACGCGCACCTACAGCTACGCTACGGCTTAGCATGCTCATCTGGCGTTGGCCAGTTTTGCTAAATCGTAACCAGCGCTTTTCATTCACACGCATTTGGCTGCCAAAATTGCCGCCTGCGTTGATGTTGATGCTCGTTGTTAGATCGTTTTGACTCATGGTAATTTAAGCTTCTTATAAAAGTGTCTTAAAGGGCGTTTAAGGGTGTACTCATGTGGCGTCTGAGTGATGCGGCTAAACTCAATCGTCTGCCGTTCCAGATTGGTCATCAGACGCACTAGGTCGCCCCCGATGCATGACAGCCTCCAGTACTGCCTGATCAAGGTTTTCTGCTTTCAGTTGAATCACTTCAAAATCTTCACGCGAGAAACGTCTCAAATCACTTAATTCGACCACGCCATCATAATCACCGATTGATTCAATTTGGCGCGCTAAGCATTCCATGCCCATCAGCGTAGGGCTGACAGCAAATATATAGCCATCAGCCGTTTCAACGGCACGTTCAGAAGCCATGCCAGCGTCGATAATGTCGCCAGGTGTTAATTCACGCATGAGAACGAACATGTGCGTTTTGTCACCGATTTTCACGCCGACGTTTAAAGGTATTTTGATATTGGCCATGCCTTATACCTTCTCGGCTCTATCGCCTGACATTTCTACATCAGTACTGGTGGCACCATGCTCGACTACATTAACGGTAAAGGCATTGCGCATTAAATAACGCTGACCAGTATCGGCAATAAAAGTGGCAGTTTTGCCTGTCCATTTACCGATATCAGTGACATCGACATCTTTGGTTAGTAACACCTTGAACTTTAGACTTGGTGGAGCATCAGACTCAGTGAAATAGGTTTGACCACCATGACTAGATGGATCACGTGGCGTGCCACCGGGGTCTAATGTGGCATCGTTTTCTGATTCGAGAACGCCGCCGTCAATTTTAATTTTTACCTTGCCTGTAACTTGTTTACTCATGACGTGCTCCTATTAACGACGAAATTCAGTGTGTACAGCTGTCACACGAAGGTTATTGATCAGTTTTGGTGAGTCATACAAATCCAGACGGTCTGGATCATCAGCATGAATCTGGGCGAAAGCAGAGGCTTTATAGCCTTCGTAATCTTGACACCAGCCTTTATCCATAAAGCTTGTGTACAGCGCCAAGAACTCATCAATCATGCTACTAGGCTGAACAATCGCTTGACCGCGTGGAATGTCAAAACCATCATCAGCCAATTTATGGCGTGGGAATTTTTGAGCGACCATTGCCCGTTGCTCAAAACGAATTCGCTCAAGGGTTTCAGCCGTATTGATGTTGAGATAACTATCATCAGAAAAGCCTGACGTGTTGACTTGATACATGGAGATTTGTCGCTCAAGACGCACAACACCACCACGATCAACGTTATAAGTGGCAATACCATCGAACAACAATTGATTTCGTTCTGTGCCATCCCAACGCTCTTCGCGCTTAGGTGGTTTTATGCCTGGTAAAGCCAGTGTTTTAAGTTGACGTGCTGGGTCAATTTGTAATGATGCTGAACCGACAATGCCATTGACCGCCGCCCATATATAAGGTGGTGTAGGTGATGAGTTAATACCAAGACAGGTCACATGCGGGCTATTGCGGCCACTACCAAATGTACCTGTGGCTGAGTGTGTGCCACGATAGGCAGTAAACGCTCGGCAACCGATGGCACGCATTGGCCCCCATCGACCATCTAGCTCAGTTTCAAGTACAACAAGATTAGCCGTATCGGTATAAGGTACCACTAGCCAGTTGTACCATTCGTCACCAATTGAGGTGAAGATATCGGTTAAATCAGGATTGCCCGTACCACCAGATAATGCAGTGAATGCAATCGCGGTACCGCTTGGCAATTCTTCTTCGTAATAGTTAAGCCGCATATCAATATCGTTGCCAGTTTCACCTTTCCATTTACACGTGATATCAACTTGGCTAGTAATACTGCCATTTACTTCAGCAGTGACGGGCAATGTGGTATCTGCTGTGATGGCTGCAACAATAGCTGTTGCAATTTCATCAGCGGTATCTGCACTAGACACGCCAATTAACAAACGATAACCCGCAATATATAAGAAGATGGTACCGCTGCCAGTCGCTGGGCCAGTCACCGCAATTGAGCCTGCAGCAGCTGCACCGCCCACCGCATCATCTAAAGCGATAAACCATTTTTCAGTGAATTGATCAGCCTTAATAGCAGCTTTACCCATTTCGGCAAGCATTGAACCACGACCGAAGTACTTTTCAAGTTCTTCAGGGCTATTAGCGCGAATCGCTTGGCCTTCGGGTATCGTACCTACAGCTAAACGCTGACCGATAAACAATGTTTTAAAATCAATATTGGCATTACCTGCTAGGCGATTACTAAACTCGATCGCGGTATAGGGTAGGCGTAGCTTTTCAGGAATTGAATCGAAAGAAATAGCCATGTTTTATGCTTCCTTATCTGTTGATGGTTGAATAGCGTCAGCGGCTTTTTTTGTATCTGCTTTTGCTTTAGCTACAGCTTTTTTGATGTCGGCTTCGTTTGTAATTAAAACCGCATCACCTTCTTTAATGCGTTTTAGGTAATAGACTTCACGTGGTACATATTCGCCATGTTCGTTAAGATGGCCACCGCGTAGTTTTCTGACTTTTACGTCTGGGTTTGTTGGTTTGATAAAAATTCGTTCATTCATGTTGGGTTCCTTATTGTTCAAGTATTACGTCGTCGATGGCAGCAGCTTCTTCTTCACCATCAACCAGTGAATGTTCTGCATGGAATCTAATAAAATTGTGCAGTGATGATGGGTCAAATTCATCAGGGAAAGGCATGTTTGGTAGTTCAAAGGTAATGGCGTACATCGTGGCTTTGAACGTTTCTTCTAGCTGCATTGAAAATAGATTTCGCATGTTCTTCAGCTGTAAAGTGCCCACTTCGTTCACCGTGCTGTCATGCAGTTTCGGCACTAATGCCGCAACAATTTCATACGCACCAATCGTGGTCGCATCACCACGGCGACGAGCGGTATGATTGCCGACATGACGGGTTAATACATACACATCAAACCGACCATTAACTGAGCCACGTGAGGTACCAGAACCACCTAAAAAAGCCACATAAACGCCTGGTGTTCTATTGGCTGAAATAAGCTGCTTGAGCATGCCGACATTCATTGCACTGGGTAAGGCTTCAACGACCGCCAAGGCATTACCAAACAAGCCATTTACCTTGTCGACAATATGATCTTCGACGGCAATAATGCTGTTCATTAAATGAAGCCTTTATCATTGCGATTAAACACATTGCCGCCAGTGACCATTTCCACCGTGTTTTGGCTTGATGGTTTTTCACCTTCAACGCTGATGCCAATACTCATTTCACCTTTGCTGATAGCTTTTAGTGATTTAACGGCTTCGTTATAACGGTCTTTCACTTCATCAGATGCTAGGTTTTCATATAAGTAATAACGGCAAATCTCACAGGCAATACGTCCAAGTGCTCTAGGAACGGGCTTGATAGGTAGGCCATAACGTCCACCTAAATAACCATCAATTAAGCTATCTGCATCGGCAATGGCTGATTCAATGACGTCTAGATCTAACTGACCGACGTTGTCTTTATCTGTCAGTTGGATCAACTCTTTTTCACCGTAGCGCGTTATTAAGTCTTGTTCTGTGCAATATGCCATTAGCTTAATGTCCTGATGTTCGGCAACGAATAATCATCACTTCGTGCAATGTTTCGCTGTTGTTTGTTTGAATTTGATTGACAATTTCGTAATCTTCGCCGTCCACACCACCCGATAAGCGAAGGCCCACTCGATATCCTGACTCCATTTTCATATCGAGCATCAGTCCGTCTGGCACTGTCCAGTTGCTGCTGGTTATCACTGCTTTTTGCAATTCGTCGGCTGGCCATTGAAGCCAGTACCACTTGCTGCTGTCTGGGTGTTTTGGGGGTGCGTTGCGAATCATCAGGCATTACGCTGCTGTTTCACATTTCACGCGAATAGTCGTTTGATCACTATTCACTGCACTTGCGGCGGCGGTGATGTCTCGTCGCACCCAAACAGCCATTGTGCTTTGGGCTGGAATGTTGCCGATAACCAACGCATTAGCCTCTAAATTAGCCTGGGAAAAGATGACAGAGGTCGGCGCAGTACTTTCATCTGTAACCGTTTGTTCGGTAGCACCAATGGCAGATGAACCTAAGCCGATCAATTCATCAGAATCTGCACTTGCCGATTCTGATTGCACCCATATCTTGGTATTTTGCATGGCAAGGGTGGCGTGATTGTTTTTGACATAAAAACAACGATATTCAATATCACCTGCAGCGGCTTCATCGCCACTGACGACATCAAATAAATTGTGTAATGAGGCGTCAACAATAACGGTTGAGCTGATAATGCCACCTAATGATGCATTAGCATCAGCATTGGCTGCACCACCAGATAAATGAAACTTGATATCACTTGCTACTATTGGCATTTTTTGCTCCTAATGAATCATGGCTGCAAACACGCGTGTTTCTGGAATAATCCGAGCGACACGGCGTTCTGGTTTAATATTAATGACGTGGATAGGTGGCAAGGCATTACCGCCAAGCGACCAGTTAAAGGTAATGCTGTTTTCTGCAATGGTCATGCTGTTCCAGGTCAACTTAATTTCGTCATAGACGTTATTGACGATGGCTTGTTCAAGTTGTAAGTCTGAAAACACGCTATTGACTATTGCCCACTGCAGATCCGCATCGGCATTGACAGCATTTAAAATGTCCGATTCGAGTGTGATAGTGGCGGCAATCGCATTACGAACTGCCCAGCTAATCTGCATATCTT